AAAACCAATTTATTACTTCATGAAGGAAAAAATCTTAGCAGCACTGAGGTCTAAATACCCTAGCACTCCGGCTGCGTTACTCGACAGGATTGCAGATCAATATGTGAATACTGTCACAGACGAAACGCTTGAAACCGTCATTGCAAGTGACGGGGTCAAAAACCTACTCGCTTTCTTTCAAACAGAAACAGATCGCCGGGCAACGGAAGCCACTCGTACTGCAGTGGCAAACTACGAGAAACAGCACAACCTCAAAGAGGGTAAGCCAGCCTCCGCAGAACCTCCTAAACTAACAGACGATCCAAACACTCCGGAATGGGCAAAGACTATTCTCAAACAAAATCAGGAACTGACAACCAAATTACAGCAACTTGAAAAAGGTACTGTAACCTCAGGACTGATGGACCGTGTAAAGGCAAAGCTCACTGAAAAGAAAATCCCGGATGCCTTCCTAAAAGGACGGTCTATTGAAAAGGAAGAAGATGTTGACGCACTTATTACTGAGATCGAGGGTGACTACGCGTTAGTCAAACAGGACATGGTAAACAAGGGCGTAGTTATTGATGTGCCCGCCGCTCCGGCATCATCCGCCGCACCTGCAAAGGTTGACGCTGACATTGAAGCTTGGGCTGCAAGTAAAAACCCAGTAAAAAATTAAGACATGGGATTAATTGTAACGCGTGAAAAATCTACCGGAGGCGTCCCGATTTTTCAGCAATTACCAGAAAACGCACAGGGCGGATTCGTGCTTGACACTACCGGCCTGACTACTGGAGCCGTCGTTCCTGCGGGAACGGTTATGGGGTTCGATGAGAGCACCCGTCTGGCCAAGGTGTTGAAGGTTGCAAAGGTGCAAACCAATGCGACCAATGCCGACGTAGCAATCAAAGTTGAAAAGGGTCACCTTTTTCAGGTTGGTAACTACCTGGCTGCCGTTGTCGGTGGTAAGGCTTATGCCATTACCGCAATCGACACTTCCAATGCTGCTGATGATGTTATCATTGTTGGTACCACTCTGGCAGTGGCTCTGACAGCAGGAGACGCATTGTTCGAAAGCTCTGCCACAGGTGCTGCTGCAGCTGTGTATGCTACAGTCGCAAAAGGACTGAATTTCAAAGATGTAACTATTGGTGTCAACGAATCCGTTGCAGTAGCTATCAAAGGCACTGTGTACGCTCGCAGGATCCCGATCGTGACCGATGCCATCAAGGCATTGTTGCCAAACATCGCATTCTCTAACTCTTATTAATCAAAAGGAGGAAATAAGTTATGGCTGATAAAGTATCATCTATGTTCGGCGCATATGCCCTCAAGATGCAAACTGTGATTGACAAATCACTGGACAAATTTGCTCCTGTTTGGTTTGGTAAGTATTTCGACTGGGGTATCCCAACCACCACGCTGACCTTCGTCAGTGTCATCGGAAGAAGCCGGATTGAGGCTGCAGCTTCTGTTGTGGACCGTAATTCTCCGGCGCCAACCCGTTCCAGGCTCAACCTTGAAAAGTTGAGCGGTACCGTTCCCGCAATCAAAGAATCATTCCGCATGAATGAGGAAGATTACAGGAATTATCTGACACTCCAGAACATGGCTTTGACCGAAGAGGCCAAACGCACCATTCTTCTGGATATGATGTTCAACGACCTGAAGAAAGCCGGTGAGGCTCCACTGAAGAGAATTGACATCATGGTTCTCCAAGCTCTCTCCCTTGGTAAAGTCACCATCAATGCCACAAACAACCCTGACGGGTTGGTTTTGACTGACATTGACCTGTTCATGCCTACCGCAAACAGGAAAACTGTTTTTGAAAAATGGAGCATTCCTGCTACAGCAACGCCAATCACCGACATTAAACTTATCATCCAGGCTGCAAATGCACAGGGGTTGAGTTTCTCTAAAATGTTGATGACCCTGACGACTTTCTGGAAACTTCAGGCTTGCGCTGAGACCACCAAGATGCTGGCCGGTTACTACCGTTTAGGTTCCAACATGGCTACCATGGGAACGCTTGATCAGATCAACCAGTATCTCGCTGCCAATTTCCTTCCGATCGTCGAGATCGTGAACGAACAGATCGGTATCGAGAAAGATGGCCAGATCACAAGCATCAATCCTTTCAACGACACCTCGGTGACGTTCATCCCTGACGGGAAGCTTGGATTGATCCACAACGCATTTGCCATGGAGCAGATGGAGCCTGTTGCAAACGTAAATTATGCAACCTATCAAAACGTTCTGCTGAAGAAGTATCGCCAAGGTAATCCTTGGGGAGAGTTCACCGACTGTGAGCTAAACGCTTTCCCCGCACTTGAACTGATTGACAGGATCTTCATTATGGACGTGGAGACAAAGACCGCTTAAGCCTTCTGAGTGATGACAAATCTTGAAGCTCTGCAAGCATCGTTAATTTACCCGGTCGAGGAAGCCAAATTAAAAAAAGCTCTCTTCGATCGGGAACTTAACTTTTTGGAGGATTATATCATATCAGCCAAGAGGTTAATGGATTTGACGGTAGCTGATATCCTGGTAATGCTGATCAACGCCCCCGCAATCTCTGAAGGCGGATTTAGCATGTCACTTAGTGATAAACAATCACTCATGAAGACAGCCGGATCAATCTATCAGAAATACGGAGAACCGGATCCATTTATACCTACTATTTCCAGTGCAAGACCATGGTAAACCAGTACCCTCATACTATCAAGGTTCAGTGGACATCCGCCTCAACGACGGATGAAGATGGTAATCCTGTAGCAGGAACCCTTCAATCTTATGATAGCAGTTGCAGGGCAGAACCAAACGGATCCGGAAGGATGATCCCCTCGGTAGATGGAGCACTTGTTGCTTATTCATTCACCGTTTATATGCCGGTATCAGGGGTCCTTGATTTACCTGTTGGCGCCAAAGTCTCTTTGAATATCTGGGGAAGATCTGTTGAATCATCCGTGAAGCAGTTTTCACGCAATTTCTTCAACGCAAGATTATGGCTTTAAAAATGACATACGATCCGAATAAACTGCTAAATGATGCTTTGCGCATCGAGAAGGCAATCATCAGCCGGATGCAATTTATTGGAGAGAAGTTTGTTTCTGATGCCAGGAATCAACCACAGCCTTCAGTGGACTGGAAGAAAGGGCAGATTGGTCCAAAGGAACATTTTTACAAGGACCGGACTGCCAATTTGCGTAGTTCCCTTGGATATTTCATTCTGAAGGATAATACCTTGATCGGAGGCAATGTTGATGGAACTGCAAAAGGGAAAGAGGAAGCAAAAGCGATACTGATGGATATTCCAACACGGTCAGGGATTCGCCTGGTAGGTGTAGCTGGTATGAATTACGCCTCAGCAGTTGAATCTCTTGGGTACAATGTAATCAGCACACAATCTATTGTTGCAGTTGATGATTTACACAAGCAGATGCTTGCCCTGGCTAAGAAAACCGGAAAGAAAACAGATCTCCTGGATGATCTTACAATTCATTAGGCCATGATAGTAGATGACGCAATAAAAGCAATTTATCACAAGCTGAAACTAGCAGTTACAGATCCGGTTTATCAGTATTCCAGACCTGCTGACTGCAAAGATGCAGCGTACTATGTGATAAATTCCCTACCGATTGGTAACGGAATTTTGCAAAAATGTATCATCAATGTAAATGCCTACTGTAATGACATCTCTCCCGGGAGGCAAGATTCTTTGCTACTAACTGCAATGTCAAATCTGGTGATATCAACGCTAGATAACACCTGCGATGATACTGGGTATGTCTTCATTTATTTCCAACAGCAAAATACCTACCCTGGTGAAGAGCTAAAGGACCATTACTCAAATATGCGTTTTGATATTCGATTAATAAACAATTAATACTGAATAAAATGTCTGAAAAAAGAACTTTCGGCCTCGTGTCGATCAAAATTGGAGACGTCGCTAGTGACGGAGGGATGGGAACAACCCTTGCAGTTCTTGGCGTAACGGATGAAGGGAGTGCAACCTTTACAAAAGGTGAGGATACTTCCAAAGACTTCTTCTGCGAGGAGTCTGACGACCCGATTGAAACGGTAACAAAAAAGGGGGTTACCACAATCGAATGGAGCATTCTTGATTTCACTCCTTCCACACTTGTAAAAGTGCTCGGAGGTACTGTTGATGTCACTGTTCCTGCTGTCCCTGTATGGCAAGCTCCGGCGACATCTGCCGTAATTGAGAAATCAATCGAAGCCATCACTAAGACTGGTGTTAAGATCCAAATCGTTCGCGCAAAGATCAGCGCATCCGTGGATTTGAAATTGGGGAAAGAAACTATTGGTATTGTCAAAATCAAGGCTACGGCTTTGACACCAACTAAGACCAATACCCCATCGGTCATGATCGCTAACACGTAAGAACCTGGAAGAGCCCTTCGGGGCTTTTCTTTTTTAAACCTCAACTTATGGAAATAGAAACTGTCAATCGAACCGCGAATACCATTCTTGATAACTCCGAGAATTTCAAAGTAAAATTCATGGGGATGAATCTGAAGTTTGGCATCCGGCCCCTTCGGCTTGGAACGCTGATATTCATCACCAAAGCATCTGCCCAAATGGGGGATGTAATCGTTCCGGAAAATATAGTTTCAGTCATAGGTATGGCAGAAAAGACAGCAAGGCCAATGTCTCGGGTGATAGCATATTCAATTCTCAATAACAGAACCGGCATTAAACTTTTTGGAGGTATGCTGGCCAACTTTTTACTATGGAGGCTCACTCCATCAGAGTTGCTGATCCTGATCCAGCTAGTGATCAAACAATCATCCGTTACAGATTTTTTCTCATGTACCGTCTTGACGAAAGGAATCAGTCCGATCAAGACGGTGGATCCGTTGAAGGTGGCCGGACTATCTGGGGAGAAATCTCCGGCACAATAAAGAATCTCGGACTGATACCAAATTTTATTCTTTGGGGCATGGGGTGGCAGAACCTTGTAATGATGTCAACGGATATGCCCTACTGGAAGGCGGATTATAAAGAAGAAAAATCCAAATCAAAGAAAAATTTGCCTGACAAGTTAGAAACAAAAGAAGATTTTGAGAACTTTTTAAATCTATAGCAATGCCAACATCAACTACAGGTGGAGCGCTCTATTTTGAAGGTGGAATCGACGCCAAACAACTTTACGATGAGATTTCCAAAATAAACGCGCAAATCAAAAGTCTGGCCGACAATACTGTCACCCAAGGGGCCAAAATAGATGATGTGATGAGTAATATCGGAACGGCAATGGCCGGATATTTCTCAATCAGTGCACTTGCAGGGTTCGGCAAAGAGATCATCAATGTTCGCGGCGAATTTCAACAGCTTGGTATCGCTTTTGAGACTATGCTTGGGAGTAAAGAGAAAGCAGATGCGCTCATGGCCCAGGCGGTTGATTTCGCAGAGAAAACACCTTTCACTTTAACAGATATCGCTTCGAACATTAAGCAGTTGCTGGCCATGGGAGTGGCAACAGAGGACGTTATGAGTACAATAAAGTCTCTCGGAGATGTAGCTGCAGGTGTTTCAGTTCCACTTGGCCAAGTAGCGCATACTTATGGCCAAGTTCTGACTATTGGAACCCTACAAGGCCGTGAATTGCGCGAATTTGCCATTGCCGGTATTCCTCTCCTGGGCGAACTAGCCAAAAACCTCGGAAAGACGAAGAATGAAATTACTGACATGGTATCGGCTGGATCCATCGGGTTTAAAGATGTTGAAAAGGC